ACTTTTCGTTTTCTATATAAATCAAACATGATTTGTGCTACTTCATATCTAATAAGTAGACGAATATTCTCCAAATCTTTATTTGAAAGTTCTTCTTTTAATATTTTCTTTTTTAAACTCATGATGAAAGTTCTTTTAAGCTTCTAGCTACTTTTAACATACGTTCTGATATCTTCCCAAATCGCTTCTGAGTAGATTTCCAATATTGCCCGTTGTGAACACCTGATTCGGTTTTTAACTTTGTATTCTGATTAACAACTCTCTCTAACTTAAACATCATACTATTAATTTCTTTGATAGAGTGGTTAATTTTCTGATGTTGTTTTAGATTCTCATCTTTCTTATATTCTTTGTAAGAGATTTCGTTAATTTTATTTTCCAATTTACGTTCTAATGATTCAAGCTTCTTTGTGTTCATATGGTTCTCCTTTGATTTCTTCATACCTAACACCTCAATGTGGTCATCATCTAAATCTTCTTCATCTTTACTCTTTGAGAATGCATGTGGGGTTTTTACTGGGCCTTCACCACCATCTAAATTTCCGGTAACGTTAGCTTCTTCTATTTCTTCGAATTTATTTTCGATTTCTTTAATTAAGCTTTTCATTTGAATACCCTCTTTAATTCATTATGAAGTTCGGTGTATCTTAACAATGATAAAATCTGAGATTCTGTAATTACCTTAGATGTTTTTACCTTAGATATTAACTTTACAACCTCATTTATTTTAATCTGAGTAACTTTATCAGTAACTTTAATAGCTTTAATGTTTTTTGATAAAGAATTACATTCTCTTACCACAAATTTCTTTAGTTTTTCAGAATTATCAACTGAATTGATATATTCTCTAAGAATATTCTGTTGCTTATCAGTTAATGTAGTATATTTGTTGTTAAAATTCTCAACTAACATTTTCCAAGCTAACAATCTAACTTCTTTAGGTTGTTTAGAATACTCTTCGTTAATAGTAGATACAATTTTATCTGAATGTACGGATTCTTTTGATAAGGATTCTAATAATGTAGATTTACATTCAATATATTCTTTTGGGTTATCTACATTGGTATGTTCAAACAACTTATATATAGATGCATTCTCTTTGTAGTTAGTTACTCTATAGTTAAAAAAGTCCTCTAATACAAAATTCTTTTTAATTGCTTTAATCAAATTGTACTTCTGTCTATTTAAAACAGATTCATTTAATTTTTTACGTTCACTTAGAATAATGTTTACAAATTCAGATGCTTTGTACTCTGAACTAAATGATTCTTCTACCAGAGCTTTATATAATTTGAGCTCTTTAGCTAACTCAGTACTTTTACCAAAATGCTCTCTTATAGTATAAGTAGCTTTAGAATCCCTGTTGTTTAAAGTATCAGTACTAATCTGTCGTACCAATAATTCAAATAGAATTCCTGTGTTTTTGTACTTACTATGTTTTAATTTTCTCATTTCTTTCCTCATCGTTTGGGTAAAAGTAACTATGTATTTTGTTTATAAATATAATATTTTTAAGAATCCAATATGTTTTTCTCATCTAATAATGATGATGGTGTCTCATTCGTATCGTTTTTTAACGATTCACGTAACATTTCCTTTGTTTTCACTTTAGATTTCATACGTGATACTATCCCTGCAATTTGTTCTTGGTTGATAACCGAAGTAGCATTGTATCGTTCATTCTTAGATAAAGATTTGTTCCCCAATGGGTCTCTACCAAATGGATTTTCATCCGTACCATAGTTACCACCTTCTTTAGGTCTACCAGCACCATCAAATCCACCTTCAGTCGCTCCACCTTTATTCTCACCGAAAGAATCTCCAGCACTATCATCACCACCTTGTTGTAAGGTTGCTAAATCATGTGGAGTACCAAATGATTCACCAGTCTTAACGGGGTCATTACCTTCTGATTCAATTTGTTCATGTCTAAACCCTAATTTTAAATCATTAATAACTTTAAATTGTTCTTCTTTCCACTCATCTTCACTCATATTGAATATATTTTTATAAACCCAATCTTGTGATACCATTTTTAAATCTTTTATATCACTAGCCAATGATATCTTTTCAGACCAAAGATTTGCTTTCTCTTGCTCATATATAATAGATGGGTTTGTAAGTTGTAATTCAAAGTTTACTAATTGTTCATCTGTATATCCTTGTGAATATAAGTGTACGATTGCAATCTTAGTTAATTCTGAAAGAACAATCTTTTGGATTCTTTCTACAGAACGTGCGAATCTAATATCTTCTTGTGCTAATGTAGCTTTACCTTCAACACCTTCTTCATACCCAATAAATGCTTTCGGAACTTTAAGAGCTGCTAGCATTCTGTTTCTTAGGTATTCAATATCATCGATACCACCAAATTCCATACCACTTAAAGAATCAATCTCAGTACCACTCTGCCCACCTCTTACAGGTAGATAGTAATCTTCCATCATATTCTGCATATTGAATTTAAGATTGTAATCACCAGTAGTTTCATCGATATAAGGAACTTTTTTCATCTGGTCTATAATAGATGCCATATATGTATCTACTTCGGCAGGTGGAATGTTTCCAATATCAATTTTAAAGATTCTCTTTTCAGGTGCTCTCATAATTCTGTGAATCATCATAGCATCTTCCATAAGAGTTAATTGTTTCCAAGTCTTTCTAGCTCCTTCTAATAGTGAACGACCATACGGAAGGAAGTTTGTATCTGTAAGTAATCTAAAATGAGCTACTTGAAACGATTCTAAGAACTTAGTATTGTTTCTTTGTGAAATTGCGTTTGTATTTTGTTCTTCTACTTCAAATCTTACTGAGTAAGGATTATCTAAATCATATCCTTCTTCTCTACGAGTTTCGTAACAAGATAATGGTTGTGCATTTACAACACCTAACTCATCATCAATATCTAAGTAAAGATAGTAATCACCATATTTGTTCATACCCCTTACCCAAGACCATAAATTGAACTCAATGTTCAATACATCGTAAAATAGGTTGTTCAATGTTTTCTTTAATGCCTCATCATTAGATTTAATACGGATTACATCACCCATATCATTTTTAAGAGTACACTCATCAGAGTAGATATCTAAGATTGATGAAATAATAGAATCCTTATCCATTGCTTCATAATCTGTATATAGTTCTAGTTTGTTTGAATGGTAGTTAAATCTTTCGTTATACGTTTGCCAATTCTTTCTTGAGTTAGAACCATGCAATCTTCCATACCTATCATAGTATGCTGAACCTCTACGATTACCATCACTTTGTAATCTCGAAGAATCAACTACTTTTAACTTATCTTTACCAACTCTTCTTACAACTACTTGAGTTGAGAATAATCTTTTTAACCTACCAAATAATGATGTATCTGCCATAATGCTTTTCTTTATTTATCACTTCTAATATATAAATATACAAAAAATATTTTTAATATCCAAATTTTATAGTAACCAACTTATATCTTCATCACCCTTACCAGTTCTAAGCTTCCAAGCATCGGTAGCTTTACCTTGATTAGTTTTAAAAACACCTGAGTGTTTAGTGGTATGATTTAATGTTCTTCTAGTTAATTCTAGCCCCTGCTGTCGTAACTTTAGTGCGGTATCCCTTACCCACAATGCTGTACAAAATGATATTGTTAAATCATCGTTATATCCAGTTTGAGCTTCAGCTCTATTCCCATTCCATATAAAAGTGAAAAGTTCATCAATTAATCGTTTAGAACGAATGATTGGAACTCTCTCTCTCATATAAGTATCTAACTTTGATATAACCAATGGGCGTGTTCTACTTGTCATTGAGAACCCTGGTACCATTTGGGATTTATCTTTTAAATCGTATCCCTTTTGTAAATGTATATCTTCATCTACATATCCAAACTCTTTGAAAGAATAATATAAATTAGAGTAATTTCTATCAATTGCTTCTTGAATTACTGCCCAACCAATATTAGCATTTTCAATCACTAATAATGCATCGTTCCATTCGGTTGCAACGTTTACTAACATATTACCATAATCTTTAGTACCAATCTTACCTTTGTACTCAGCAACCTGTTCTACACTCTCTACATCAATGACGTGGAATGCTGAATAATCTGCCCCATCACCTCTAGCGACATCGGCAACTACTACATAATCTTTAGTATAATTTGGCTGTGACCATAACCAATAGTTTCCATCGAACCCTCTTTTTTCAACTGGTTCTTGTACATGAGTTTCTTCATACCATTTTAGAAGTTGTCCATCTACAACTGTATAACCAGAACTGATAAAATCACAATCACATTCTTGTGCTGCCATCTTCTCACCTAATAGTTGAGTTTGTTCTGCTCTCCACTTTTCATTTCTTTCAGGATGTACAGTCCAATGTAATTTGATTGGATTCCAACCATCACCCTCTTCACCCTTTAACCAAGTTTTATGAAAGAAGTTACCAACACCGTTTGGAGTTGATAGTACGATTGCTTTTCCACCAGTAGATAATGTAGATTGAGCAGATGCCCATATCTCATCAATACCTTTAATGAATGCACCCTCATCTATAATCAACATTGATAATGCTTCAGAACGACCTGCATCACCACTTGCTGATGTTGCTTTGATTGTTGAACCATTTCGTAATCGTAAGGATAGTTTGTTATCTTCTTCGGTATCACCTCTTAACCAACTCGGTAAGTTCTCATGCATATACCTAACTTTAGTAACTAAGTTTTTAGCTACCTCTTGTTTAGTTGCAATTACCAATATGTTTTTATCTTCGTGGAATAACATCATCCATAAAGAATAACCTGCGGATAATGTTGAGATACCTAACTGACGTGATTTAAGGATTACATTGTATCGGTGAATATCAAACTCACCCATAACATCTTCTTGGAACGGATACAAATCAAAAAGAATCTTACCTCTCTTTGGATGTTGTATATAACAATACTTCTTAAAGAAGTAAACTGGGTCTTTAGCACATTTAACGTACTCTTCCCTAATAAGTTCTTTTATGTTCTTGCTCATTTCTTTCCCAATTTCCAAAGAAACTGAGTAGATATGATTGGTTGGAATTGGTCATTTAATCCAATACCCAATCCAAATGCCTGCTTCTTCTTTGTTCTAAGTAATATAGAACCACCAACATAATTAAATTGCTTAGTTGTTCCATTCAAACCAAATCCTACATAGAATTCGTTTTTATTAATATACTTTGTTTCCGTTACAGTAGTTGTTGGGTAGATTAAGTCGTAGATTATTTTTCTTGATAAAATTTTGTTCTGAGATATAGTATCTTTAATTGTTAGATTTAGAGAATCTAATTGTTGAAAATCTTCATAAACATATTTTGCGAAGTAATCCTCTAAAATAGATAGAGTATCAATTTTCTGAGTTAATCTGATGGTATCAGTTTTAATTTCAGTTTTAATTCTAGTAACTATTTTAGGAACGTATGTTGTAACTTCTTTAGTAATGGTATCGTATTTCGTTTCTACCTTAGTGATAATAGTAGGTTCTGATGGGGTATCAATTACCCCACCTGTACCACTACATTGTCTTAGAAAAATTATTACTATAATTAATACTAAGATTATCAGATTCTTAAAATTTCCGAAAGACTTTTCCATTTGCTACTCTTATTTTTTAGTAGCTGGTTTTCTTTTTTTGTTTGCAGGTTTTCTACCTTTTCGGTTTCCACCTTTTGCAGCGTCAACTACATCTTTAGATTGTTTAGCTAAGTTCTTACCAGCAGCTTTAACGTCTTTAAGTTCTTCTTTAACTCTCTTAACTCTACGTTTAACTTCTGATTTTACTTCATCTACACCTTCTTTGATATCTTCAACTGTATCTTCTACTACATCAGGAATAAAATCTCCATCTCTATCTTTGATTTTTCCAGTGTATAATAATACTGCGTATGTTGCTGCTATAACTGCTACAACCCCTACGATAATTAATAATGTGTTCATAATTTACCTTTTTTGATTAAACTTTCTATACTATAAATATGGTAATATATTTAATAAACCTATTTACCACTTTCTACAAGACCAATAATTTGCTTTCCATTTTGGTCCAGGGTTATCACAATTCATTCTTGCTCTAAATGATTTTCTAGCAGCTGGATTATCTTTTTTGATTACCATTCCCTTTTGTCCAAAGTGAACTACTACAACATTTCCTTTTTCGTTCTTAACATATACTTTGAATTTTTTAGAATCACCTTGCATTGGTTTGTTAAGTTCTACCTTTCTACCTTGATACTCAGCTTCTTCAATTACTTCAGAAACATCTTCCTTCTTCATAAGTTTGTATGCCGTATGTCCCATCATTGCGATACCACTCTTAACAAACTTATCTTTATTAGATTGTTTTTTAAGTGCATCATATACTTGAACGATTAGGTTTGCTGAACCCATATCAACTCTTACCTTCTTACCACTCTTAGTATCTTTAATCAAATCGTTTTGTGAATCTTTTACGATTTTTCTTAATTGAGTAATTACTTCTGGCTCTTTAGCTTCATTAACTGCTGATTCATTTTTGTTAATCTTATCACCTGCTTTAACTGCATCCTTATGAGCTTTTGAATTTTTGTGTGCAGGTTTCTCACCTCTAGCTTTCTTTGCTCTTATGTTTGCCCACAACCCATCTCCTTCGTTTACATCTTTGAATCTTCTTTTAATATCGTTGTAAAATTTCTTATGATATTTTTTAGGAATATGGTCTGATTTTAAGTAATCATATAAATCTTGTGCATCACTCCACATTTGATTTGCCGCTTGGTCTTGTGTTGAACTATAGCCAGCAGCGATATCTAACATAGTGTACATATCATTATGCTTTAAACCTTCATTAACTTCTGATTCGGCTAATCCTTGCTTTTTCATTAGAGCTAGTTCATCTTTACATGCCTTGTTAAATTTCTTAAAGTGCGGTACTGCAGCTTTAGAATATCCATCTTG